CATGGGCAGAATTGTCAAGAGTTTGATCGACGAAGGCGCGCAGCTCGGTGTTAGTTCTCGTGGAATGGGATCGTTGAAAGAAGGCAAAGACGGTATTAACGAAGTACAGGATGATTTTTATCTGGCAACTGCAGCGGATATTGTTGCAGATCCAAGTGCGCCAGATGCGTTCGTTCGAGGCATCATGGAAGGCAAGGAGTGGATGATGGTCGAAGGTCGTTGGATGGCACGTGACTACGAAGAGGCACGAGACACCATTCGTCGCACCCGCTCAGGCAATCTGCAGGAGCAGCAGATCAAAGTTTTCCAGGATTTTCTTCGTAAGATATCAAACTAAAGATTTTTATAAATAATTCGAAAACCTATTCTTAGGAGGCATAATGTCAGTAGAACGTAAAATTAAAGAGCTCTTAGAAGCTAAGCAGGCTAAGGCTCGAGCACTAAGCGAAGCTGCCGCTGGTAAATCCAACGACGGCGAGGGCATCAATGCCCACATGCAGGGCGACAGTCAAAAGGCTCAATACACCGAAATCGATCCCTACACCGGTAGCCCCAAAGGCGAAGACAGTTCGCTGAAAAAAGGTCCGGCTGAAGCCAAGCAAAAACAAGGCGACAGCAAGGATGCAGATTACGAAGAGAAAAAAGCCGAAGACATGAACAGCACGACTCCAGACACCAGTCTGAAGAAAGGCAATTCAGAGCCACAGGCAATGCAGGGCAATAGCCGCAAAGCTTCGGTCAAGGTAGCAACAGCGCAAAACACTGCTAAGACATCAACTTATGAAACACCAACCAATCCCGGCGAAGGCGAAATTCCATTCAAGGAAGACGCTGATCAAGATGACGAATTAGTTATCACCGAAGAAGATTTAGAAGAAGATCACGAGCCACGTAGAATTGACATGGCTTTAGAAGATCTCCGCAAGGATATCGCTAGTGTGTTTGCCGGCGATAACAATTTAAGCGAAGAATTTAAGACACAGGCTGGCGCTATTTTTGAAGCCGCTGTTATTGCTCGTGTCAACAACGAAATCGAAAAAATCACTGACGAGCTTGCCGAACAAGCTGCCAATGAAATCGAAACTATCAAAGAGGGTCTTGTTGAAAAGGTTGATTCATATCTAAATTATGTTGTAGAACAATGGATGGAAGAAAATGAGGTTGCCGTGGAACAAGGTCTACGCACAGAAGTGGCGGAAGACTTTATGCTTGGTCTTAAAAACCTATTCCAAGAACATTACTTTGAAGTGCCGGAAGACCGCATCGACGTATTGGAAGATATGTCCGAGCAGGTTGAAGATGCAGTATCTAAATTGGATGAAGCAATTCAAACCAATGTTGCACTTAAATCTGAACTCGACGCTATCAAGCGCGATCGTATTGTGGCCGAGGCTAGTCGTAACCTAACTGCAACAGACGCTGAGAAATTGGCCAAGCTGCTGGAAGGCGTGGAGTACGATAACGAAAAACTTTTCGAAGAAAAAGTCAAGGTTGTCAAGGAAAATTATTTCCCAGAAGGCGCTCCTAGCAGCCCAGAACGCATGTTAGAAGAAGATGTGCAAAATGGCGATAAGCCAGCTGAGCAATCATCTCCACTCATGGAACGCTATATGCAGACCATTAGCCGTTCGGTTAAAAAGTAAAAATTAATTCAAACCAAGGAGTTACAAATGTATCTATCAGAACAAGCACAACAAAAATGGAAGGATGTAATCAGTCATCCTGATCTTCCAGAAATCAAAGACGCATACAAGCGCGCTGTTACAGCAACCTTGTTGGAAAACCAAGAGAAAGCATTGATGGAAGAGCGTCAAGCTCTCTGGGAAGCAACCCCAGTTAATGCTATCGGCGGTGGTTTCAGTGGCCAAGTTAACGGCTCACCAAATGCCAACCTCGCTGGTTACGATCCAATCCTGATCAGCTTAGTCCGCCGTGCCATGCCTAACCTCATGGCCTACGATGTCTGCGGCGTTCAGCCAATGACTGGTCCTACCGGCCTGATCTTCGCTATGAAGAGCAACTATGGTAGCCAAGGTAGCACAGAAGCACTGTTCAACGAAGCCGACACCGACTTTGCTGGTTCCAGCTTGACAGCTCATGCTGGTACAAACCCAGTTAACAGCCCATACACCACTGGTGTTGGTATTGCTACAGGCGACGCTGAACAACTTGGCGACACCTATAACTTCGGCGAAATGGCTTTCTCCATCGAGAAGACCACAGTCACTGCTAAGACACGTGCTCTGAAAGCTGAGTACACCGTTGAATTGGCTCAAGACTTGAAGGCAGTTCATGGTTTAGACGCTGAAGGCGAATTAAGCAACATCCTCAGCCAAGAGATCTTGTTTGAGATCAACCGTGAAGTTATCCGTACTATCTATGCAGCTGCTAAGCCAGGTGCTGATACCGGTGCTACCACAACCTACGGTACCTTCGACTTAGACGTCGACGCAAACGGCCGTTGGAGCGTCGAGCGTTTCAAAGGCTTGTTGTTCCAAATCGAGCGTGACGCTAATAACATCGCTCAACAAACACGTCGTGGCAAAGGTAACTTCATTGTTTGCTCCGCAGACGTTGCAAGTGCCCTGAGCATGGCAGGCATCCTGGATTATACTCCAGCATTGTCAACCAGCCTGAACGTTGATGACACCGGCAACACCTTCGCAGGTGTATTGAACGGTAAGATCAAGGTTTATATCGACCCATATTCAGCGAACTTGAATACCGCTAACCAATTCTATGTTGTTGGTTACAAAGGTACAAACCCATATGACGCTGGTATGTTCTATTGCCCATACGTTCCTCTGCAAATGGTTCGTGCTGTGAATCCAAATACTTTCCAACCAAAGATTGGTTTCAAGACACGTTATGGTTTAGTAACCAACCCATTTACAAGTCTGTCAGCAAACAGCAACACATACTATCGTCGCGTCAAGGTCACAAACCTGATGTAATAGTTAGTAGGCTCCCAATTAAAAGAGAGCAATTTAAAAGAGGACCTTCGGGTCCTCTTTTTTTACCTGATAAATAGTGGATATAGATTCGAGGATCACCATGGCCACCAGTATACTACCCGTAGGCAGCAATGTAGATGTAAAGACAACTGCCAATTCCATCAATTACCTAAAGCCCAACAGCTTTAAATTTCTTGTAGCCAAGCTACCCAACGTAACCTATACCTGCCAGAGTGCCAATCTTCCGGCCATTGGCTTGGGTGCAGCTATACAAGCCAATAGATTTTCCGACATTCCGCATCCTGGCGATAAACTAAGCTACGGCGAATTTACCATCAGATTTTTGATCAACGAAGACATGAGCAACTATCGCGAGCTCTATGATTGGATGGTGGGTCTGGGTACACCAGAAAATGCCGATCAATATGCCAAAGTTCTGCAGCAGCGCAATACTCTGAGCCAGCCCATAGGTATAAAAAATCTCTACGCCGGCGTATTCAGCGACTGCACTTTGCTGATTCTGGACAGCAACAACAAGGCCACAGTAAGCCTGGAATTCAAAGATGCGTTTCCCATCAGTGTAGAGGGGCTGGATTTTGATATTACGAGTTCCGGTATGGAATACTTTGTTGGCATTGCATCATTTCGATATTCACGATTCAAAATTGCAACAATATAACTTGACATTCGTTTCGATCTAATATACAATGGTGATATCTGAAATGGAGAATAATGATGAAATTGACCGAAATACAAGAAGCCTGGGCCAAAGATTGTAGAATTGACGAAACAAATCTAGGTCATGCCAGCGCCCAGGTACCCATGCTGCACAGCAAGTATCTCAATTTACTCACAAACAGCAGACTGCAGCTCCGCAAGGCCGAAAGCGATCTAGCTCGTCTGCGCCGTACTAAATATCGATACTATCGCGGTGAACTCAGTCGCGAAGAATTGACTGAATTGGGCTGGGAGCAATGGCAGGGCGTCAAACCCATTAAAAATGAAATGGATGAATTCCTGGCCACCGACGACGATTTAATTGCACAGACTGACCGAGTAGAATATTTTAAAACCGTATATCAGCAGTTAGAAAGCATTCTCAAAAGCATCTCAAGCCGTACCTGGGACATCAAATCTAGCATCGAATGGTATAAATTTAGCAATGGCATGTAATGGCTGACATAGTTCTTAAATCTAAAAATCATGTTCACTGCGTTGTCGAGGGCAGCGACGTCGGCATCCTGCAGGAGATCAATGATTTTTTTACCTTTGAAATGCCCAATGCGCGTTTCATGCCCACCTACAGAGCCAAACTCTGGGATGGTAAGGTTCGTCTTTTCAATCTATTCAGTCGTGAATTATATGTTGGACTCATACCCTATGTACGTCAATTTGCGGCACAGAACAATTATACCGTAGAAGATCAAAGACAGCAATTGCCGCAGCCATATTTTGATGTCAGTGTTTTTGTGGAAGAATTGAATCTACATGCTCGCGGAGAACCCCTGGAAACTCGTGACTATCAATTAGATGCCATCAAGCATGCAGTCTATGAACATCGCAGTCTGCTGCTAAGTCCCACGGGATCGGGTAAGAGCATGATACTCTATACCCTGATGCGCTATCATCTGCAGAACAATAGAAAAATTTTAATCATTGTTCCCACCACAAGTTTGGTTGAACAATTATATTCAGATTTTCAAGACTATAGCTCGGCCAATGGCTTTAAAGTAAGCAATCATGTGCATAGAGTGTATGCCGGCAAGGACCGAGATGCCGACTATCCAGTGATATTGAGTACCTGGCAGAGTCTTTATAAATTGCCAAAAAATTATTTTGAAAAATTCGATGCAGTATTTGGTGACGAGGCTCATGGATTCAAGGCCAATAGCCTGCAGGGCATACTCAACAAGATGCCCAATTGTGCTTATAGAACCGGAACCACCGGTACCCTGGATGGATTGAAAACTCACAAATTGGTGTTAGAAGGTATTTTTGGTGCAGTATATAAAGTCACAACCACCCGACAGCTTATCAAAAGCAAGACGCTCACTGATTTAAAAATACAATGTCTGACTCTTAGCTATCCGGAAGCAACTAGAAAACTGGCCAAGGATTTGAACTATCAGCAGGAAATGGATTGGTTGGTTACACATCCACCACGAAATCGATTTATTCGCAATCTGGCTCTGGCTCAGGAAGGCAACACCCTGGTGCTGTTTCAATTTGTGGAAAAGCACGGCATACCCTTGCATGAGATGATTCAAGCCAAGGCAGCGGAAGGCCGTAAAATATTTCTAGTACACGGCGGTACGGAAACAGCGGATCGAGAAGCCATACGAGCCATCACAGAAAAAGAAGACAATGCTATTATTGTGGCTAGCTACGGCACATTTTCAACGGGGATAAATATACGCAGACTGCATAATATTATTTTTGCCAGTCCCAGCAAGAGTCGTATCCGAAACCTTCAGAGCATTGGTCGTGGTTTAAGAACCAGCGACGATAAAAGACAGTGCAATCTATTTGACATTGGTGACGATTTAAGCTATAAAAGTCATAGAAACTTTACATTACTGCATCTAGCAGAACGAATTCGAATCTATAACGAAGAACATTTCGATTATAAACTCATAAAGGTGAACATAGAATGATCTATAAAACAGCAAAATTAGTCACCGGAGAGTTAGTAGCCTTTACCACCGATCAGGAAATTACCAGCAACGTACTCAATGCACAGAAGTACATTGACATCGTTAATCCGGTGGCATTTTATAGTTTTAGGTTTTTAGAGGATGGCAAGCTATCGGAAGTAGTGGGCATGCAGCCCTGGGTACCGATTGCACCTAGTGTAACTACCGAAGAAGTATATCTGTTGTCAGTGCAAAGCATAGTCACCATCACTGACATGGACCCAAGAGCAATTATTAGTTATGAAGAATATATCAGTCGTCAAAGTGAACCTGAAGACATGGAATATGGTGAGGAAGAGGAAGAAGAATTTGATGAGGAAGTTTATAATGTGGATGAGCAAATAACCAAATTATATCATTAAACAACCACACCGTGATTATAGTGATGGTGTCAATAGAAGTCAATAACAATATCGAAAGAGAATTATATCATGGCAACAAATCAACAAGCCGCAAGCAATCATTATATAAATAACCAGGACTTCCTAGCAGCTCTTATTGCTTATAGAGCCAGCGTGGAAACAGCAGCAGCCAACGACGAAGAGCGCCCTCGCGTACCGGAATACATTGGCGAATGCTTTTTAAAGATTGCTCGTCATTTAAGCTATAAATCGAACTTCATCAATTATAGCTTCAAAGATGAAATGATCAGCGATGCTATTGAGAATTGCCTTAGTGTGGTCAGCAATTTCGATCCAGCCAAAAGCAAAAATCCTTTTGCTTATTTTACCCAGATTACCTTCTATGCTTTCGTTCGTCGTATTCAACGAGAGAAGAAACAACTTCAGACCAAATACCGTTATATCGATCAATTAGATCTGAATGAGCTTATCACACAAGAGCATGACAACGGCGAATTCCAAAATCAATTCCTAGACTATCTTAAAAATCAAATCGATGGCTATGATTACGAAAGAGTCATTAGTCTGCCAATCAAAGAAGCAAAACCGCCAGAAGACGGTGCGCAGTTGGAGTTTAAAGAAGATATTGACAACAAGGAAGAAAACTAATATACTTAGGCTTTATTTGAGGCAATTATGACGAAAAAAATTAGATATTCCGAACTTTTTTATAGTTTTCAAGGCGAAGCAGAGATGGCGGGCAAGCCTAGTGTTTGGCTGCGTTTCTTTGGATGTAACCTAGAATGCAATGGTTTTGGACAGATGGATCCAACCAATCCTGAGACCTATGTCTTGCCCTTTAAAACCTTTGACATCAGCACCGTGAAACGCATGGAAGACCTTCCGGTGTGGGAATATGGTTGCGACTCTAGCTATAGTTGGAGCGCCAAATATAAGAGTCTGGTCAAAGATGCCACAGTAGAAGAAATCTGCGATCAGATCACAGATCAGATGCGCAATCCCGGCAATCCCGAAGGTCGATTTGTGCATCCAATCACAGATCAAGATACTCAGCTCTGCTTTACCGGTGGCGAGCCCATGATGTGGCAGAGCAGCATGGTGGATATTGTGCGCGAATTCATGCGTCGAGGAAATGCTCCTCGCACAGTTACTGTGGAAACCAATGCCACTAAAAAATTAGATTTGACTTTGACCGAATTTATCAACGATGAATTTACTGCTCAGCCCGGTGGTGCGCGTTGGCATTGGGCCATGAGTCCTAAACTATGGAGTGTGGCTGGTGAGAAAGATGCGGTAAACTACGACATCATCAAAGCCTATGCGGTAGGTACTTTTAGCACCAGCATCATTAAATTTGTCTGCAATGGATCGGATCAAGCGTGGCAGGAAATTGGCACTCATGTATTCAATATCCACAGACTGTTTAAATCAGAAAGTTATTATCCACCGGAAGTTTGGATTATGCCGGTGGGTGCTACCAAAGATGCTCAAGAACATATTCAGGTTGCAGACACCGCCATGGAGGCAATGCGACGCGGTTATAATGTAGCAACCCGCAATCATTGCTATGTCTTTGGCAATGTCATTGGCAAATGATTGACACCATAGAAATTGTTTTAAAAATTGCATACTATTCTGCGGGACTAGCGTGCATACTAACTTTGTTATGGAGTTTAAAATGAAATCCTGGACCGTTACCTTAGATACCGATGAAAAAACCGGTGAGGTGGTGCTTCCTTTAACCGATGAAATGATTGCAGAAGTTGGTTGGGAGGTTGGCGATACCCTGGAATGGATCGATAATCACGACGGTAGCTGGACTCTGCGATTGAAAAAGAAAAATCTATTGACACGAATCAAAAAATACCTTACAATACTACGTACATATTTTACAAGGAGTAAATAAATGGCAATGTCCGACAAAATCCGCGAGCGTATTCAAGCTAGCGGCAAGCGATTTTTTAGCAATGATAATATCAGTGAGTTTATTGAAAACCCTCGCGAGTTGGATAAACTGACCGAAGAAGTAGCCAAGAAGATGGAGGCAGTACTCCAGAGTCTGGTTATTGATACCGACAACGATCACAATACTCAGGACACTGCACATCGTGTAGCCAAGATGTTCGTCAGAGAAACTTTCAGTGGTCGTTTTAACCCAGCCCCTAAAATTACTGCCTTTCCAAATGTCACAGAATATGATCAACTCTACGTCACAGGACCTATCTCAATCCGCTCTACGTGTGCTCATCACTTCCAAAATATTGTGGGGCGTGCCTATATCGGAGTCTATCCTGGAAAGAACGTCATTGGACTTAGTAAGTTCAATCGCATCGCGGATTGGATTGCCAGCCGTCCTCAAATCCAAGAAGAAATGACTGTACAGATTGCCGACGCCATTGAAGCAGAAACCGAAGCCGCAGGCGTGGCAGTACTTATTCAGGCCGAACATCATTGCATGACTCATCGCGGTGTCAAAGAACACGAAAGTGATATGACTACTGCAATCATGCGCGGTGTATTTCAAACAGACAAGAGCTTGAAAAAAGAGTTCTACGATATCGTGGCTAAGATGAAATGACACCAATTACACCCAAAGAAACAGAAGCGCTGCTTATCATGCAAGAAGAATGCGGTGAAGTAGCTCAGGTCATTAGCAAGATATTTCGTTTTGGTTTAGACGAAGCCTATGCCAATCGAACCAATCGTCGCCGGCTAGAAGAAGAAATCGGCGATCTTCTGTGCATGATTGAAATATTGGAAGAGCAGGAGCTCATTGATATGCGACTTGTACAAGAAGCCAAGAGTGCTAAAAGAGTTAAACTTGAAAAATGGACTACCCATTTATTTAAAAAGGAACTGTGATGAAATTATTTCTAGGTATGATGCAACGAGCTGGTATTGAAGACGCTTCTAAACTGCCCAATGAAGCAGAACAGAAGGCAGCGGAAATGGCTGCACAAAATTATCAGCCCAATCGTGCGCAACGTCGCGCTGCGGCTCGTCAACGCATAGACCAACGCTGGGATAAAAAATTGGCCAATCTCTATGGCATTCCAAAAGCCTTTCGCGGTTACTCCAAACACTATGGCAGCAGCACAGAAATGATGTTGAGTGAATTACTGCAACAGGGTGCAATCCAATACAAAGAGATGGCCGATGGCACGACTACCACCGCCACCAACTAATTATGATGCCTTTGGCCCAGGCATTGATTTCTCAATCAAAGATGTAGCCATCGGCGGTAAACTTGTAAAAGTGGTGCATGAGGTCAGTGGCTATGATGTTGCTAAATGCAGCACCGAGACTGAGTTTAAAAATTACGTAAAAAGAACTCTGGCCATGCAACTGGCCACACATATGATAGAACATAATCTCATTGAGTTTACTCAATTTGAAAATCTAAGTACCCAGACGCATACTGTGGCAGCTCGCTGCTATCTGGCTCCCAACGAACAAGTAAAACTTCTTAGAATACACGACAAATGATCAATGTAATGATTGACCTGGAAACCTATAGTACCAGGCCCAATGCTGCCATAGCCAGCATCGGTGCAGTAAAATTTGAAGACGATAGAATTGTCGACACCTTTTATTGCACCATTGATCCAGCATCCTGCAGGGCCGCTGGACTGCATTTTGAAAAGTCTACCTTGGAATGGTGGAGCAAGCAGAGCAAAGAAGCTCGTGCTGCCTTGCTCAAAGATAATGTCGAATTAGAAGAAGCACTGACCAACTTTGAGGCCTGGTATGGCGCAAAAAGTCTGCCTACCTGGGGCAATGGTGCTGCCTTTGATAATGTAATCATAGAAAGCGCATATCGAGCCTTGGATAGAAAACGACCTTGGTTGCCCTGGGAAGATCGCTGTTACCGCACAATGAAGAGCATGGTCAATATTCCTATTGACAAACGTGAGGGAACATATCATAATGCTTTAGATGATGCAATGACACAAACAAAACATCTACAAAAAATTTTAGGAAGCTAATATGTTCGAATACGTTGCCAGCGGTAGCAGTTACTTTAAATTAATGTATGCTGAAAGTGTACTGCCAGAAAATCTGGATTGGTTTTGTCGCACCTTTGGTGCATTGAACGACACCAATAATCATAAAGTAAGTTTGCTTTACAATGCCTTTGTGGAAAAACGCATCGGTGAATACATGGGCGAACATTATGCTCCTCATGTACATCATATCCACGCTGACAGCGGTGGACTGCAGATGATTACCTTGGGTAAGACCATTACCACTGAACTAAAAGAAGAAGTTTATGCTAGTCAGGCAAAAAATAGTACCATTGCCATGTGCTTTGACGTTATACCGGTGCGCACTCTTGACAGTGGCCGCAGTGAACGTTTGGATCTCAGTAATCGTCGCTTTGACCGCACCGATCTAGAACGCTGTGCCCGAGAGACCGGACGTAATCTCCGACGACAAATTGACTACTTCCAGGAAAAGGGCAGTGATGCTCGACCCATGTTGATTGCACAAGGCAATGACTACGACAGTTACATGAAGTGGGTGGAATATATTGTAGATGAATTGACACCAGATCATGTTCGAAAGATCGGTGGTATAGCCATGGGAGCAGCGGCTCTGGGCAAAGGTAGTTTAGAAGATATTAAACGAGCATTTTATTATGCGCATCTTCCCATAGAATTAGAAAGTCGACATCTGCACCTGCTGGGTGTAGGCAGCGTATATAGAATGCTGCCGCAGATTATTATGATGCAGAATGGTGTGTATCAAGATGTGGAAATGAGCTATGACTCAACTACTCATACCAGCGGAGTAACTCAGGGTCGATATTATATGGAAGATACCACCTTTACATTTACTCGTGCATTTGACGACAGCTATAGAATCGTTTTAGAAGACATTAAACGCAACTATCCATTCTATGAATTAAATGTTGATCAATTCTACGAATGTTTAAATGTCAGCAGTCGTACCTACGAAGCCAAGCATGGCAGCATCAACAACAGTCTACAGACCTATGTTGCCTATGTGTCTAGCTGCATTAAAAACTTTATCGAACAGGTTGACCGCATCAGTCGAAGTCGAGAAGCCGTGATGAAGTTTGCCAAAGGACTTGACAGGAATGCCTTTGATGCGTTATACTCTGTGCATACACCGGAAGACTTTGCTCATTGGCTGCGTCATGTCGGCCCTTATATGGACACACAACCGGTGCTTGAATATACTGAACCTAGCTCATTGGAAGGATTATTTGTATGATGATACGCAGATGGATTGAAGTAACTTTTCAAAAAGAAGGAATACATAAATATCCAGCAGCAGCCACAGACCCTAAACTAGCCGATGTCGCGTTTCTTGCTAATCCTCACCGTCATATCTTCCATTTCAGCGTGCGCATTTCCGTGCAGCATAATGACCGGGACATTGAGTTCATCCAATTTAAACGATGGCTCGAAAATCTGTATTCTAATTCCACTCTCCAACTAGATTACCAAAGCTGTGAAATGCTGGCCGAGGCCTTGATCGTTACGGTCACTGATCGTTATCCTGGTCGCGACATGGAAGTAAAAGTATTTGAAGACGGTGAAAATGGCGCTGTGTTGCACTACTGGGCACATCCAACAATCTAAAGTATCTGAAACGAGGTAATATGAAAATAGTATTAGTAACCGGTGGTTTTGACCCTGTGCATAGCGGACATCTTGCATATATGGATGCTGCTGCTAAATTAGGAGATCATCTCATTGTAGGTGTTAATAGTGACGCTTGGTTGACCGGTAAAAAAGGTCGACCATTCATGCCCTGGGAAGAGCGAGCCGAAGTGATTCGCTATCTCAAAGGTGTGGATGGTGTGATTTCCTTCAACGATGATGATGGCAGTGCCTGTGATGCCATCAGCAAAGTCCGTGAATTATTTCCCGATCCTTCTGTGCAGATTGTATTTGCCAACGGTGGTGATCGCGGCAAAGATAATATCAACGAATTAAAACATGAAGATCCCAATCTGGAATTTAGATTTGGCGTAGGCGGTGAACACAAACAAAATTCATCGAGCTGGATCTTGCAGGAATGGAAGGCTCCTAAGACCGAACGTCCCTGGGGCTATTATCGCGTAATTCATAATGTGGGTGAACAGACCAAAGTAAAAGAACTTACTGTGGAGCCTGGTCGGTCATTGAGCATGCAGAAGCATCAACAAAGATCGGAGCATTGGTTTGTGGCTGAAGGTACGGCTACTGTTATGACATTAGATGAAAAATCTACTGACATTGAGCTCAAGGGCGTATATAATAAGCATGAATATGTGCATATCCCTAAAACCGAATGGCATCAGTTATGCAACGAAGGCGCCGAGCCTTTGAAGATGATTGAGATCCAGTACGGTGAAAACTGCGTTGAAGAAGACATCGAGAGAAAATGAGAACACTTTATATTGTAGACATTGAGCCCCTGGATAATCGTTATACCAAACAATGGCAACGATATTTTCCACAAATTGCCGAAAAACATCTCGGCGATGTCTTTACTGTGCAGAATATTGCAGGTGAAGCCGAAGGCTATGATGCTCCGCAGGCTGGTGCATTTTTTAACTTTGCCGGCACCTGTGAGTATAAGGCCAGTCAGGCAGCAAAGATTGCCCGCATGTTTGGCGATGGTACGGTAAAGAAAGGCGATTACTTCCTTTTTACCGATGCCTGGAACCAGACAGTACACTTTGTGAAGTATATGAGTGAACTTACTGGCATCAAAGTATACATGGGCGGTATTTGGCATGCAGGTTGGTATGATCCCACCGACATTCTTGGTGCAACTATTGAGAACAAGTCCTGGGCACGAGCCATGGAAGTCAGCATGTATTATGCTCTAGATCAGAACTTCTTTGGTACTGAACATAATCTCAATCTATTCCTAAAGACTCTGGACTTAAAAAATGTGGAGGCTCGAGAGCATCGCTGCTTCAGTCCCGGTGTTTATCCTTTGGAGTGGATTGCCAATCTTCGTAACCGGCAACCAAAGAAAGACATTGTAGTATTTCCTCATCGTCTTAACTACGATAAGGCGCCTTGGATATTTGACGAATTACGAGAAGAAGTGCAGCGCACGCATCCGGAAATTGAATTTGTTAAAACTCAAGAACAAAATTTTAGCAAAGAACAATACTATGAATTTCTAAAATCCTGCAAGGTAATTTTCTCAGCCAATAAGCATGAAAATCTTGGCATTGGTACATTTGAAGCCATGAGTGCAGGATGCCTGCCCATTGTACCCGATAAATTAAGTTATCATGAAATCTATGGTGCACCATTTAAGTATGCGGTGGACGAAGATTTTTACAGCAATTTTGCTTTGTTCAAACCGGCCCTGGCCAACATGATCATTGACTTTGTTGAGAACTACGATAACTATACCATCCATCTAGAAACTCAATTAGACCGAATTCATTCTACCTTTTTCAGTGGCGATAAAATGTTCAAAGACATTCGCAACTTCATTGACAAATAACCGCAAACAATCTATAATATAATTTTAATTTTGGAGGATACGCATGAAGCGTGCTATCGTTACAGGCATCACTGGTCAAGATGGTGCCTATCTGGCTAAACTATTACTGGACAAAGGTTATAAAGTATTTGGTGCTTATCGTCATACCAGCGCGCCCAACTTTTGGCGCATCAATGATTTGAACATTCAAAATCATCCCAACCTAACTTTGGTTGGTTATGACCTAACCGATTTTAGCAGCATTGTTAGATTGATTCAAAATTCCAATCCAGATGAAATTTATAATCTAGCAGCGCAGAGCTTTGTTGGCCTGAGCTTTGAACAACCCTTGACTACTGCGGAAATCAATGCCATGGGTCCATTGAATCTGCTGGAAGCAATTCGCATGGTTAATCCAAAGATTCGTTTCTATCAAGCATCAACGTCAGAGATGTACGGTAAAGTTCAGGCCATTCCACAGAGTGAAACTACTCCATTCTATCCTCGCAGTCCTTATGGTGTAGCCAAATTAATGGCTCATTGGATGACTCGCAATTACAGCGAGAGCTATGACATCTTTGGTTGTGCTGGTATTTTATTTAATCATGAGAGTCCTCTGCGAGGCAAAGAATTTGTGACTCGTAAAATCAGCGATGGTGTGGCGCGTATCAAACATGGACTACAAACTCACATTGAATTGGGTAACATGAATGCCAAACGTGACTGGGGTCATGCCCGGGACTATGTTGAAGGTATGTGGCTGATGCTGCAACAAGACGAGCCCGATGTCTATGTACTGAGTACTGGTCGTACTGAGACGGTGCGTGACTTTGTTAAAATGGCATTCGCTGCTGCGGACATTGATGTGGCATTTGATGGTCAGGGTGAAGATGAAGTAGCCTACGAAGTTGGTGCTGGTCGTGTATTGGTGCGAGTCAATCCGCAGTTTTATAGACCCGCAGAAGTTGATTTGTTAATTGGTGATCCAAGCAAAGCCAAAGCAAAACTTGGCTGGGAAAGTAAAACTGATTTAGAAGAACTTTGCCGCTCAATGGTGCATGCCGACGTTATTCGTGTTAGGAAAGAACTATGAAGATAGGATTTACCTGTTCGACATTCGACCTGTTTCACGCAGGTCATGTCGCCATGTTAAAAGAAGCCAAACGCAAGTGCGATTATTTGATTGTTGGTCTTCAAACTGATCCAACAATCGATCGTCCCTTGGAAAAGAACAAACCAATTCAAAGTGTGTTTGAAAGATTTGTGCAGATCGATGCCTGCAAGTATGTGGATGAGATTGTGGTGTATAGCACAGAAAAAGAACTCATTGATATCTTTTTAAGCTATCCCATTGATGTGCGTATCTTGGGCATAGAGTATAAAGATCGAGACTTTACCGGCAAGACTGAATGTTTAAACAGAGGCATTGATTTTTATTTCAATGATCGCAAACATAGTTTCTCCACCACAGAATTGCGCAAGCGTGTATTTGACGCTGAATATGTTCGTCAGACCAAAGCTTATAAGGTCATTGACAAATCACCGAATATACCTTATACTAAGGACTTTGATAACGAATTTGAGGAGCACGCATGGCAGAAACCAAAGCAGTAAACTACAAGTATACCAGCACCAAAGAGTACCACAACGCATTTCCGGTTGCCTATCGTCAGTGGCGAGCCGACAGTCACTGCAATTTAATTCATGGCTATGCCTTTAGCATGAAATTCTATTTTGGCACCAATGAGTTAGATGTGCGTAATTGGGCAGCCGACTATGGCGGTCTAAAAGAACTGAAGTCGGTTTTAGAAGATCAGTTTGATCATACTTTGCTGGTAGCCGAAGATGATCCAGAGTTGGAGACATTTAAACTTCTGCAGGAAAAGAAGATGGCCAAGCTAACCATCTTGCCTAGATTGGGCTGCGAGGGCTTGGCTGACATGCTTTATAAGTATGTCAACGGAGTTTATATTCCCGACTTCTGGGGACCTGGTGAGGCAGATCGACTCTGGTGTTATAGAGTGGAAGTTCGTGAAACACAGGCAAACATGGCCTTCAGAGAAGGTCACAGAGAATGGAACGAAAATTTACTAGACTAGGAGGCAGCATGGATATTCAAACTAGAATCAAAACTCTAGAAGAAAAACATCGACAATTAGAATATGACATTGCCTGGGGCTATAGCAATTATCTTGATGATCCTCAATTAAAGAAACTCAAGCAGGAAAAATTACTGGTCAAAGATCAAATTGAAGAATTGAAACGACATATATGAAAATAGCTTTAATTACCGACACGCACTTCGGTGCGCGTTCGGATAGCCTGCCCTTTGATAACTTTTTTAGGAAATTCTACAATGATGTCTTTTTTCCGAAGCTGGCACAACAACATATTACCACTGTCATTCATCTTGGCGATTGTTTTGACCGTCGTAAGTATATTAACTTCAATATTCTAAAAAATTGTCGAGAATATTTCTTCAATAGGCTGGAAGAGAACGGCATGGATGTTCACATGATGGCCGGTAATCACGATACCTATTTTAAAAACACCAACGAAGTAAACAGTCCAGATCTCCTGCTCAAAGACTATCCCAACATCATTACCTATTCCAGACCAGAAACTCTGCAGTTGGATCATACCAGCATCTTGATGATGCCCTGGATATGTTCCGACAATTATGCGGAGTGCATGGAGGCCATTAAAAACTCTACGGCTCCGGTGCTATTCGGTCATCTAGAGTTGGCTGGTTTTGTCATGCACAAAGGTCAGCAGAATGACGAAGGCATGGATCCAAGGATATTTGATAAATTTGATCTTGTCTGCAGCGGTCATTTCCATCATCGCAGTCGCAGTAAAAATATTCAATATCTGGGCAACCCCTATGAACTAACCTGGAACGACTACGACGATCCGCGCGGCTTTCATATATTTGATACCCAGACTCTGGAATTGGAATTTATTGTCAATCCCTATACAATGTTTGACAAGTTCATGTACGATGATACTAAATTCAATCCCGATGAATTTGATGTCAATGTATTTGCAGAAAAGAACATCAAACTTGTAGTAGTCAATAAAACCGATTTTGCTAAATTTGACGCATTTGTCGATAGACTTTATCGTGCAGGTCTGCTAGAATTAAAGATCATAGAAGATTTTTCAGAGTTTGAAGCCGACGCTTTAGGCGATGATGAAATTGATCTAGAAGATACCCTGACACTACTTAATACTTTTGTGGACAGCACAGAGACAGATTCGGATCGCAGCCGTATCAAATCCTTGCTCAAAGAACTCTATGTTGAAGCACAAAATTCAGAAACCATATGATTAATTTTAAACGTATTGCCTGGAGTAATTTTCTCAGTACTGGTAATGCTGGTACTGAGATTCTTCTTGACCGCAGTCCCACAACTTTGATTGTCGGTGAAAATGGCGCAGGTAAAAGTACCATCCTGGATGCCATCTGCTTTGCATTGTTCAATAAAGCATTTCGCAGCATCAGCAAGCCGCAGTTAATCAACAGCATCAACGGTAAACAGGCCCGAGTAGAGGTTGAGTTTAGCATCGGACGCCGGCATTATAAAGTAGTCAGAGGTATTAAACCTGCGATCTTTTTAATCTATGTTGATGGTAATTTAATTAATCAAGAAGCCGATAGTCGAGACTTTCAAAAGTATCTTGAAGAACATATTCTCAAATTAAACTACAAGAGCTTTACTCAGATTGTAATCTTAGGTAGTGCCAGCTTTACTCCGTTCATGCAGTTACCGCCCAGCCATCGTCGAGAGATCATCGAGGACCTGCTGGATATTCGCATCTTTAGCACCATGAACACTCTGCTAAAAGAAAAAAGCAGTGCCTTGAAGGATCAGATCAAATCCATTGAAAGCGATCTAGAGGTTGGTAAAGAACGAGTGCGACTCCAAGACGATTATATCAAGACTCTGGTTGGCGATGCTAAAAAACGTCGAGAAGAAATTGAAGCTCGTATTGCAACTGCTGGCACAGAAATAGATGTCAATGGTGCGGACGTTGCAGCTTACGAAGCTAAGATAGCCAAACTGCGTGCAGAGATTGCCGACGAAGATACGCAGATTGCTCGAGTTCGTAAATTAAGCGAGCTGCAAAGAAAACTAACTGAGCGCATCAGCAAAGCACAAGTAGAGATTGCCTTTTATCACGACAACGATACCTGTCCTACCTGCCAACAGGGACTACCACATGACTTAAAAGAAAATGCTGTGGCCAGTCAAAATGTCAAGATGGAAGAAATTCAACAGGCATTGACTGAACTAAGCAATAACATCGAAGAAGTACAGACCAGATTAGATGTCATTCATACCATAAGCGATGAGATTGCCAGCCACAATCAAAGCATTATTTCACACAACAATGCCATCATAGCCAATCAAAAGTATATTCAGAAACTGCAGGCCGAATTGGCTACTCATGTAGATGGTGATGAAAATATCGATGAAGAGCGCAGTCGTCTGCGCGGCCTGGCCAAGGAAGTAGTAAATCTCAACAACGAACGCACACTCTTGAACGAAGAGCGACACTATCAGGAGATAGCCAGCAACCTGTTAAAGGATACTGGTATCAAGACTCGCATTGTGCGACAATATCTTCCGGTGATCAACAAGCTGGTGAACAAGTATCTCAATGCCATGGACTTCTTTGTGAGCTTTGAATTGGATGAAGCCTTCAACGAAACCATCAAGAGTCGACATCGCGACGACTTTACCTATGCCAGCTTCAGCGAAGGAGAAAAGCAGAGAATTGACCTGGCACTGCTGTTTACCTGGCGCACCATCGCCAAGATGAAAAATTCATCGGCAACCAATCTTCTGCTGTTAGATGAAATATTTGACAGCAGTCTAGATAACAATGCCACCGACTATTTGATGAATGTGCTAAATACTTTAGGCGAAGATAGTCGTGTATTTGTCATTAGCCATAAAGGCGATCAATTATTTGACAAATTCCGTTCAGTTATTCGTTTCGAGAAATATCAAAACTTTTCAAGGATAGCCGCAAAATGACCGATGACGACGATTTTGGCTTCACAGCCATTGACTATGATCCCATTGTTGAAGTAGCAGCCGACAAAGCAATGAAGACTAAATTACAGCAGGTAGAAGCGTTGATTTTACCGCTGCTGCAAAACCTGCAGAAGAATCCGGAGAAGCCCACCATACATTGGCCGAACCGCAAAGATACAATTCAACGACAAATCGATAAAATTCTTGCCATTACCAGATCATGAAAAAAAGATACCTAACCAATCAGGACATCAAAAATCTATGTCTTAATGTAATTCGTGAAATCAATGTACAATATTGGAAACCCAATGTTATTGTTGCTCCGGCTCGCGGTGGCATGCAGGCCGGTGTGATGTTGAGTCATTACTTTGATTGTCCTTTTATACCTCTGCATCTTAGCACTCGTGACTTCATTACCAGCGAACAAGACAGTCAATATAAAAAGATTTTGGGTCGCAGCCTGGCCTATGGATCGGTGCTGGTGGTGGATGATATCAACGATACTGGCTCCACAATAAAAAGAATTCGTCAATTATACTCTGTGCTTGACTATCCGGCCGATGATGTGCGCTATGCCGTGCTTTTAGAAAAGGCCAGCAGTCAATGTGCTGCTGATTTCGCCGGCGAAGAGATCTACGAAGATCGCGATCAGCAGTGGGTGGTATTCCCCTACGAAGATTGGTGGAAGCGCTAGCTCCGTGTGGGAGCCATTGATATCACTGGCTTCTGCGGGGCTTGACATCTAGCATCGTTCGTCTATAATGGTGATATTCGTTAAGGAGATGTCATGGATATTAAACAAAGCAAGAGCATCCTAGCCAAACTGCTAGCCGCAGAAGACATAACCATTGTTCATAAAAAAGCACCTACTGCTAGTTTTGCTCCAAAAGAACGCATACTAACACTACCTATCTGGAAAGACATGTCCGGTAGTTTATACGATCTACTGGTAGGACACGAAGTAGGTCACGCACTTTATACACCACCGCAGGGTTGGCACGACGCCATCAAAGAAACCGAAAGCAAGGCATTCGGTGGCTTCCTTAATATTGTAGAAGATGCACGCATTGAAAAATTGGTGCGTCGTAAGTTTCCAGGCCTGCGTCCGAGCTTTTATGCTGCCTATCAGGATCTCCTAGAGCGAGATTTTTTCAATCTATCCACAAAAAATATCGACGACATGCTGTTAATTGATCGTCTCAACCTTCACTTCAAAGTAGGTAGCCAACTGCAGGTAGAGTTCAAAGGCTCGGAACAGCATTGGGTTGACCGCATGTCGGCTTTAGAAACCTGGGAAGAAGTTCGTCAGCTGGCTCTGGACTTGTTTGAATATTCCAAGGATGAATTAGAACAAAAGAAGGAAGAAGCCAAAAAACTCGAAGCCGGCCAGCACATGTCGGACGAAGAAGGTGAAGAAGCCGACGACCGGGAACGTCGTGACATGGATGTCGACATGGAGCAAGACTCACCGACTGAAGGACTGCGTCCCGATGAGCTGGTGGAAGAAGAACCCATAGCCGAAACCGATGAGGCTTTCCGTGAAGCAGAAAATACTCTGCTAGATCCTAGCAGCCGAAATTTTTCCAATTATTATTTTGGCAAGTACGATCCAAGTCTGCGCATCATACCATATCGTCAGGTCATGCATCAGATGGTTTTTAATGCTGAACAAGAAGCTGTGCGAGCCAAGAAGGGCAGCGAGTTCAAAGAAAAAAATGGTCGTTATATTAATTTTCTAGTACAGCAATTTGAATTGAAACGCAATGCTCAGCAGCAGGCTCGTGCTAAAATCAGCAAGAGCGGTGAATTAGATATGAAGAAGGTATTTAATTATCGCCTCAGCGAAGATCTTTTCCGCCGCTTTACTACCTTGCCCAATGGTAAAAATCACGGCATGATCATGATGTATGATATGAGCGGCAGCATGAGAAACAGCATTGGTCCTACCATTGAACAGATGTTGATTTTGGTGCAGTTCTGTCGCAAGGTTGGCATTGCCTTCGAAGTCTATGGCTTCACAAATTTTCATGAAGATGATTATCTGGTGGCGCAAGACCTGCTGCTCAAAGAAGGCCGCAACCAGAAAGAACAGCAGTTGATGATCAACGACAATTTGTTCCGACTGCGTCAATATTTTTCCGACAGCATGAACAGCACAGAATTTAAGCAACAGATCAGCAACATGATCTTGATTAAGTCAGCCTGGGATGCGGGCAATGATCGCAGCTATGTTGTGCCCGGTACTGCAGGTGCAGATCTGCGGCATGTGCCAAGACCAGAAAGACTCAACGGCACGCCATTGAACGATGCTATTTTATTGTTGCCAGCTATTCACGATAATTTCAAGGCTCGTACCAAGTCCGAAATTATCAGCCTGGTGGTTTTGACTGACGGTCAAAGTGATGACACGCTGAAATTTTCCCAGTCCAGCACATATTATTCAAATGGTTGGGCACCGCGCAGCATAAGTGAGCCCAGTCAGGTAAATGTAGTAATCACAGATTTGGCTACTAAGAAATCTGTGCAGCTTGCGGAACACGATCGTCGTGGCACCAAGGGTTTGTTGACTCTAGTGCAGGAGATTACCGGTGCCAAGGCTGTAGGATTTCATATCATACCTAGTCCCGGCAAAGGCGATATTCGCAATGCGTTGTTTAGCTATCGTCCCTACGGTAGCTATGATGCCGATCTCGATCGTCGTCGTCAAGAAATGCGTCGCACCGGAGTAATTGCCAGCCAGGATCAGGGTTACGCCGAACATTATCTAATCAAAGGAGGCAGAGATCTCGCAGTCACAGATAATGAATTAGAAGTCGAAGACAATGCTACCACCAAGAATATCGAGAAAGCATTCCTGAAACTTCAGAGCAACAAGCTGAATTCGCGAGTGCTGCTCAGCAAATTCGTGACGATGATTGCATGAAAAAAAGTGCTTGACATCTAGCATCGTTTCTATAGAATAATGTATGTAAGTTAAAAAACCTGAGGAGGATTTTATTATGAGTAAATGGTCAGAAGCCGACAAAGAACAGTTTGTCAATCACCTAGTCCGAGGCTACGGCGTAGCTGTTAGCCGCGGTGAAATTATCGAAGAAGCACGTCAACAAAATCTGCCTTATCCCCGATTTATTTTGGATAATGCCGAAGCGAAATCCGGTCGCGGCATGTACGATTTGTCGCATTTCAATGTAACCGCAGAAAAACCAGTAGCCGAGGTTGCCTTGTCGGCGCAGGTACTGCCCATGGTTAGACAGAAAAAATTAGAATCAACTTTGGACAATACTGTGCCCACCAAAGACAGCAATTATGTTGCCTTTGGCTTCCATAAAGATCTGAAGCAGATCCTGCAGAGTAAAATCTTCTACCCTGTATTCATTACTGGTTTGAGTGGTAATGGTAAGACTACCATGGTAGAGCAGGTGTGCGCAGAACTTAAACGTGAAGTGCTGCGAGTCAACATCAGCATTGAAACTGACGAAGACGATCTCATCGGCGGCAATACTTTAATTGACGGCAATGTCGTGTATCGTGAAGGTCCGGTATTGATGGCCATGAAACGCGGTGCTATTCTTCTGATCGACGAATGTGATCGCGGCAGCAATAAATTGATGTGCTTGCAGGCCATCATGGAAGGCAAGCCATATATGAATAAAAAGACCGGCGAGGTAGTGCATCCGGCCGAAGGTTTTAATATTGTGGCAACCGCCAACACCAAAGGCAAGGGTACCGAAGACGGTCGCTTTATTGCTGCTCAGATGATTGACGAAGCATTTCTGGAACGTTTCGCCATTACTGTGGAGCAGGAATATCCGGATGTCAAGATTGAGAAAAAGATCCTGACGCTGAAGATGAAGGAATTGAATTGTCTGGACGAAGATTTTGTAGTCAAGCTCACCAGCTGGGCAGAAATTATTCGCAAGACTTTTGAAGAAGGCGGCGTAGATGAATTGATTAGTACACGTCGTTTGCTGCACATCGTCAAGGCGTTTGCCATGTTCAATGATCGTGTTAAGGCTATCCAGCTTTGCACCAATCGCTTCGATGCCGAAACAAAATCTGCTTTCCTGGATTTGTATACAAAGGTTGATGCTCCGGTGGTAGCGGAAGCAGCAGCACCAGTAAACGTCCCAGGCGAAGAGATACCATTTTAATATCCCTCCTCAGGGATTTTGGAGAGTGTGCGAAATGCCGCTCTCCTTTTTTATTCAGGAGCTAGCATGAAAGAAAATAGTTGGAAGGTCAGTGATACAGAAATATCAGATTATAGCGATAAAGCATTTGGCATAAGACTGGGTCACCCTGGCGGTGGCAGTCTAGCAGATCAATTGGTTAAAGAAGATGTCTTTATGCCAAAGTATAAGTTCAACGAAGACAAGCTGCTGGCTCAGCTTAGAATGTACATCGATAAAACCTATACACAGCACTACTCACAGAACAAAATTCAGGCCACGGAATTTATTATTGATGCTGGTCATGGCGTGGGATTCACTCTTGGCAATGTCATCAAGTATGCGCAACGCTACGGAAAAAAAGAAGGTTTTAATCGACAGGATCTGTTGAAGGTGCTACACTATGCAATTATAGCACTGCATGTACATGACACCACGAACCCCAATAAGGAGCAGAAATGAAATTAAGTACCGATACAATTAATATCCTAAAGAATTTTGCTACAATCAACAGCAATCTTCGCATCCATGCTGGCTCAGAGCTTAGCACCATTGGTCCGGGCAAAGACGTATTTGCCAAGGCCACCATCACAGAAACTTTTCCTAGAGAGTTCAATATCTATGACTTGAACAGCTTCCTGGCTCTAATTACCTTGATGGAAGATCAGGATGTGGACTTCGGTGATCAGAGTCTGAGTGTTAGCAAAGATGGCGGCAAGTTTGAATACTTTTATGCTCAGCCCGACGTTATTATTGCTCCAGAAGCCGGCAAGAATATTCCAGTAGAGCCGCACTTTGCATTTGATATGTCCAAGGCAGACATTGAGATGTTGAACAAGGCAGCAGGCATTGCCAGCGCCAAGCACATCGTTCTTAAGAGTGTGGGCGGCAAGGTAACCATCAGTGTTGGTGATCCCAAGACTGCGAACAGCAACAACTATACTCGCACAGTCGGCGAATCAGAGCATGCCTTTAATTGCCTGATGCCCGTAGAACGATTGAAGGTCGTGGCTGATGGCTATCGTGTAACTCTCAGCAAATTGAAGTTTCTGCATTTCAAGCACGCCACAAAACCGCTGGCATATTGGCTGGCACTAGATCCAGAAAGCGTGGTATAATATGAACGAAAGATTTCGCCTGCAATATACGCAGAGCAATGACAATGGCGACACCGATCTAGATGTTGATGTTACCTTTGAGACAAGCAGCACCTACAAAGTAATGTCAAACATCAATACCTGGTTGGCAGCCACAGGTTATCCTTTGGAAGTTCAGCTCAAATCTGAAGAAGATTTAACCGGCGAGGAAGACTAAATGCAGCATAATGATGAATTTCTATGGGTAGAGAAGTATCGCCCTAGAACTATTGATGAATGTATTTTGCCTGACGATCAAAAAGCAACCTTCAAACAGTTTCTAGACAAGGGTGAAATTTCTAATATGCTGCTCTGCGGTGGAGCCGGCATGGGCAAGACTACTGTGGCTCGCGCTTTATGTGAAGAGCTGGGTACTGATTACATTGTTATCAATGGATCAGAAGAGAGTGGTATTGATACTCTGAGAACCAAGATTCGTAATTTTGCTAGCTCGGTGAGTTTTACTGGTAAGACTAAAGTAGTGATCCTTGATGAGGCCGACTATCTTAATCCTAACAGCACTCAACCAGCCTTGCGTGGTTTTATCGAAGAGTTCAGCAAGTCGTGTCGCTTTATCTTTACCTGTAATTTTAAAAATCGCATCATCCAACCCTTGCACAGCAGAACTACTGTCATAGAGTTCAAGCTGGCAAAAAGCGACAAGCCCAAGACGGCAGCTGCCTTTCATAAACGAGTCATGGATATTCTCCGCACAGAGAACATCGAGGCAGATCCTAAGAGTGTGGCCAAACTCATTGAACGCTTCTTTCCGGACTATCGTCGCATTTTAAATGAACTGCAAAGATATAGCAGTACTGGCATCATTGACGAAGGTGTGTTGGTTAATCTATCAGAAGTAAATTTAAAAGAGTTGATTGATGGTCTAAAAGACAAGGACTTTAAAAAGGTTCGTACCTGGGTGGTCAATCATCAGGACAGTGATCCACAGACCATATTCCGACGTCTTTATGAGCAATTGACCGACCATGTCAAGCAGGTACCTCAGCTTGTTCTGCTGTTGGCTGACTATCAGTACAAGTCAGCATTTGTTGCCGACCAGGAGATTAACCTGGTGGCGTGTTTAACTGAAATTATGGCTGCCGTGGAGTTTAAATAATGTTACTTGAAATTGATGACGAAACTTTTGACGGACTGCTGGTAAGCCGTCTTATCGAAGATTATAAAATGATGATTGATGAAATCTGTCGTTTAGAACGCATAGATCACAAGTCAGCAGGCATTTTAGAAGACATAGATTTTAATCGTCGATTCTTGACAAGTCTGGAAGTGATGTTAGAATACTATGCTGGACGTAATTGGACTCAACGACTATGAACGACGACATCAGAAAGTTGGCCGACCAATGCGGCTTTACTATCCTGAATAGTCCGATCTGGCGAGCCCAGGGAGAAAAGTTTCTCCGACAGCTACTGCTGCGCCGAGCGGCTGATGGATCCCCGCTATTGTTTACCCTGGTACAACGACCATTGACCGACGAAGAAGCCGAGGATTTTCTTAAATGAAGAATGCACTAGGATTTGATGTTGAAGCCGCCAAGGAAGAAGAAGTCTGGAAGAAGCCAGCAATCAGTCCCTTTGACTTCATCAATGCTATTCATCACAGCAAAGAAGCTCTGATTGTGGATGATTGGTCGGAGCGGCAGTATAATCCGTATTTGATCAATCGCGGACTTAGCTTTGGTGCGGATACCGTAATCTATGCCAACGAAATGAACGCTCGTCCTCACGTGGACCGTCTTCTCCAATTTGATTTTCTTATAAATACCATTAGACCACGCAAGCGGTATAACAAGTGGTTAAAAGCCGAAACGGTTGAAGTGCTGGAATGGATTCAGGAATACTATGGATATAGCAAAGAAAAGGCTCGTCAAGTATTACCTCTCCTATCTGAAGCCCAACTAAAAACAATAAAATCCAGAATGGACAAGGGTGGATAATACCGTTGTTCATGGGAACAGGGGTATTATAATGAATGATTTTTTTAAATTAGATTTACCGTTTGAATACAGTCCATTGGAAGTTAAACTTAAACAGCCCGACGATTTTTTAAAGGTCAGAGAAACGCTGACCCGCATTGGTGTAGCCAGCCGCAGGGATAATACTCTGTACCAGAGCTGCCATATCCTGCACAAACAGGGACACTACTTCATTGTACATTTCAAAGAGCTATTTGCCCTAGACGGCAAAGCCGCAGATCTCAGCAAGAATGATATTCAGCGTCGCAACAGCATAGCAAAACTATTATCGGATTGGGGTTTAATCAGCATCATAAACTCCGATAAGTATACGGACCAGGCACCTTTGAGTCAAATCAAAATTTTAAACTATGATGAGAAGAATTCCTGGAATCTTCAGACTAAATATAACATCGGTAAAAAACGTGGATACAAGGAGTGAACGTGGATCAAATCAATTTGCAATTAACTATTAATGAAACCAACGCAGTTTTACTGGCTTTGGCTAAACTGCCCTATGAGACAGTAGCCCAGCTAATCGAAAAAATTCGTACACAGAGTCTGCCGCAGGTTCCGGCAGACCAGCGCAACGAAGATCGCAAAGAACGTCTGCAAAGAGATCTTTTGGATCACGTAGCCAACGACGAATAAGAATTTCTCGGGAGGGGAATCAACCTGGGTATGTTGTAAAAATTGCCCAACAGCTGCGCCTTCGGGGCAGCAATTCAATTAACTCGCTGAAAAGGAGCAAGCAATGACATTTACAATCGACAAAATTCTGCACCCAGCTGCATTCAAAGACTTCGATAAATTCTTCGTGGGCTTTGATGAGCAATTCAATCGTCTAGCAAAACTACACGACGAAGTAACCAAGAACGTTCCCAATTATCCGCCCTTCAATTATCGTAAAACCGGTGAAAATACCTACGTGATTGAAATGGCAGTTGCTGGTTTTGCACGTCAAGACATTGAAATTGAGTTTGATGAAGACAAGCTGATTGTACGTGGCAATGCCAAAGAAGAAGAAGGCGACTTCCTATTCAAAGGTATTGCTAATCGTAATTTTACTCGCACGTTCGTAATCAATGATCAAATTGAGATCAAAGATGCAGAAATGTTCAATGGCATGCTTAAGATTGCGCTGGAGCGTTTGATTCCAGAACACAAGAAGCCAAAGAAGATTGAAGTCAAAGAACGCGGGACTGCTGGTAAGAAATTTCTAGCAGAGGGCGATGACAAATAAATGGCAACCCATGACCGATGAAGATGTAGATTGGTTACAAGGTCGCGGTCCTCAACCAGGATCAAATTAAACAGCGGGGCTCCGGCCCCGCATATTGGAGATATCATGGAAGTTAAACTAATTAGAATGAGCACCGGCGAAGACCTAATCGCTGAAATTGTGGACAAGACTAACCATCTAACAATCAAAAATCCCTGTCTGGTATTAATTCGCCCAACCGAAAGCGGTACAGCCAGCGTCAATATTACCCATTGGGTACCCTATGCTGCGGAAAAAGATTTCGAACTGAATTTCGAGCATGTTATTTTCATGATTGAACCAGCAGATGATCTCCTGCAGAACTACAAGGCAGTGTTCAGTCCACTAATCATGCCTAAGAAACCAACCTTAGTTACTGCGAAATAATCGCTGGGTCTGTAGTTCAAACCCCAGCGATGCTGGGGATTTTTACTTGTGAATCAATGACTTAGCGGCATGAAAAATGCTTGACATCTAGCATCGTTTCTATATAATTGTAGTATGTTAAATGATATTGTTAAATGGGCAGCGTTAGTTGCCACGATTGGCGGTGCTATTTGTACCAGCATGAATATATACCCAGTAAACATTTATCTGTGTAACCTGGGCAGTATATTGTATTTGACCTGGGCGATTAGAATACGAGATGTGAATTTGATTCTAGTTAATGCAGGATTGTTGGTTATCTATGGCACCGGATTTTTATATTCGCTGAAGTAATAAATGGTCTCATAGTATAATGGTTAGTATGGCGGCTTGTCACGCCGCAGATAGGAGTTCAATTCTCCTTGGGACCGCCATAGTAAAGCATATTAGTTGTCCTTGCAAGCAATTGCACTGAGAACTTGCGGAGCTCTATCATACAGCTCGCCTAGAAAGACGATACACAGATTGGAAACGATCTGCAAAGTTGCGATGGCTGCGATAGACCGGCTCACTAGTATGTTTTACTATGGTATAACTAACTGTGATACAAGCACAACATGCTTGGTAGATTATACCATATTGAAGTGTTATCAAGGTAACGTGTATGGACGCATACGCTATTCGGGTCACAGCGGCCGGCGACTGATCCTGATATAACTGCATCGGCTTTGGATGGGAAGCACCCAACTCCTAAATTGGCACGATAGCACTTCAATATGGTGACATGCGCTATAGTGTGTAGTGACTGGTCCTTTATCCCGGTCATGAAGCTTACCTGGGGATTGCGCACCAGGCACCATAACTATTAGTGTGGGTGTGTAGCTGAATGGCTAGGCCAAGGACTGCAAATCCTTTTTATGCAGGTTCGAATCCTGTCACCCACTCCAGATGCGGGTTAGAGAAGTGGTCGTTCTCGCTGGTTTCATATGCCAGAGGTCGTAGGTTCGAATCCTGCACCCGCTACCAGGGTTACGGAGAGTTGGCCGAGTTGGTCGAAGGCACCTTCCTGCTAAGAAGGCAAGCGGACAAAAATCTGCTTCATTGGTTCGAATCCAATACTCTTCGCCAAAAAAAGGAAATTACCATGCTAAGTTACATCATAACTTTTATCGCAGTATTTTTTGTAGACATCTTTTATACATACTACTTGAAATCTGTGAACGAAAGCAAGGCCCTCAAAGCTAGCTTTTGGGGTGCTGTGGTATGGTTGATCGGTAGTCTGGCAGTCATCGAATATACTGCTAATCATTGGTTGTTGATACCGGCATGCATAGGTGCTTTTGCTGGTACATATGTGGGAATAAAAATTAGGAAATAGTCATGCCTGCAGTATTTTTAGTCAGCGATACGCATTTTGGTCACGCCGGTGTCTGCCATTTTCTGCAGAATGATGGTGTGACTAAACTACGTCCCTGGGACAATCCCGATGCCATGGACGAAGAAATGGTGCAACGTTGGAATGAAACCGTTAGACCCAAGGACAAGGTATATCATCTCGGTGATGTAGTAATCAACCGACGTCATCTTAAAACACTGGCTCGGCTCAACGGTGATAAGGTATTGATCAAAGGTAATCACGATATTTTTAAGCTCGAAGATTACACTCCGTACTTTCGTGACATACGAGGCTACCATGTAATGAACGGTATGATACTAAGTCATATTCCGGTGCATGAAAGCAACCTGTATAGATTTGGTACCAACATTCATGGTCATACACATAGCAACAGAGTGATGACTACTGATACCTATCTTAGGCAGCAGATCATTGATCCTCGCTATCAATGTGTGTGCGTGGAACAGACTGATTTTAGACCCATACTGTTTGAGGATGTAATTAAACGCATCGAAAAAGAAGGCGGCACCGTTGGCTTTAGGAATGGCAATGGTCCCATCATGTAATAACTGGGGATTGGTGAAATGGTATCACACCGGATTTTGATTCCGAGGTCAGAAGTTCGATCCTTCTATCCCCTGCCAGATAATATGCAGATATCAGAAACATCATCAATCATCGGCTGGTTTTTCGGCAATAAATTGCGCGTAGAAACCAAGGAAACCTATCATTACGAATCCGGTAATGATGTAACTGTTACTCGATATCAGGACGTGGCAGTTTCTTTGTATGATAAAAATGGTCTGGAGGTCACTGGTCCGGACAAAGGTCAAAACATAGATAAAAAAACCTGATAAGTACAAGGAGCAGCAATGAGCAAAGGCAGCAAGCCGCGTCCGTTGAGTGTGGACACCAAGACGTTTGACGATAATTGGGCGGCAATTTTTAAAAATAAGACGGACAATACTGATACAGGTAAAAATGAATATCAGGATGAATTGAGCACCGAGGAATGCGTAATTGATGCTTTAGAGTTAGACAAACGATAAATCTCGGTGTAGTGTTAACGGCAGCACGATGGTCTCCAAAACCACAGGACGCGGTTCGAATCCGTGCACCGAGGCCACTGAAATAAAAATGGAGAAGACATGGTTGATCGCACAGCAGCCGCAACAGCAATACTAGGATCCGCTGAATTTATGGTGGGTGCATTGTTGATTTGCATTGGAATCAGCATTATTGCTGGAACCATTATTTTATTGAATAGACTATTTGCCAAATATTGGGTGCCGGTGAAAATTTTTAGCTATGTCAATGTAATGAATGATTCTAAGACCAAATCTTTCAAAGAACCGCGACTATGATCATGAGTGATGACAAAAAAATCCAATCTAGCCAAGGGTCGTAATAGCTATGATGCTGAGGTTGGTGGTAGTCTCATACCATTCTTCAATCGCAACGTAACTGAATATCCTACTGAGGCCGGCGGCCCTAAGTTTGATCTAATCCCGGTCACCAAGCAAAAAGATCTCATGGTCAATGCTGCGCGCCTGCATGCGCAGCAGGAATATGATCGCATCATGCAGTTGGTTACAGTGCTGCAACAACAGGCTGAAGAACTCAAGCGTCGACTCTGGCTCACTGATCAGGTGCATGCTGCTCACTATAACATGCAGCTATATCCCGGTGCCTATTATTGGCTGCTGTACAACCATCGAGACAATCGCAGTGAATTGAGCATCATGGGTCCGGACGACTGGACCACCGGACAACCCGATCATCTGGAATCAATATGTCAAATACAATGGATGGGTGATCAGACCTGGAGAGAGGTCATGTAGGATTGCCGAGATTGTTGGATATTAATACTGGGTTGGTTCCTGCACCTAGTACACAACCAATCTCAGCGTTAAAGGCAATCATGGTCCAGGTACCGGTCTGGTGATTGACCAACAGGGTATGCTGCACTGAAGGATCAATGATATCTCGGCCTGACCACATGGGTGTTTCGTTGTATGGATCTTTCTGAAAATAGGCAAATATTTTCTTGACATCATCACACACTATGGATTTTTCTATTTGAAACTCGGCTTGCACCGATCCAGCAAAAAACAGTAACATCAGTGCGATTTTACGCATGATCATCTCCTTGAAACCACTATTTATTGACCAGGCGTATCCAAACTCCGTGACGTTTTTCTACGGCAGTACCGGGATCGCCGCCCACCCTGAGTCTCATATCTGAGTCAACAAGGCGGGCATGATCCGCAACAAACGCTGCCATCTTTCCACTGGTTGTATAAAGCAGCAAACTTCCGGAATTATTGTAGGCCGAATAGAATCGACCTACACCAAGATCATTTCTGCGCAGGTTCTTGGTCATCCATGGCTTCATCGGATTCAGGATTGGCTGCTGCGTGTGCGGCTCGTTGCATTTCTGCGCCTGCCATGGCAGCTTCGCGACCTGTACCAGCCAGCATGATACCAGATAAAGTACCGGTGAGGAAGGTAGCCAGGGGAATAATTAGCTCGAAGAATTTTGCGTCAATGGGTGACATGGCATTTAGGGGCTGTGTAACAAATATCAGACTATACAACACTACAAACACAATGCCAATCAGGGTAGCTGCCAGACATGAACCAATGAATACCTTGAGGCGTACCATCAATTCTTGTTCGGTGTAGCGTTCACCGGGTTTACTAACTTTGGTCTTGCTCATTTACAGCCTCCTTTTTTTGGTTCTGGTGTGGCATCAATTAAATTGTTCATGGTGCTGCCTTCTTCGGCTTTGAAAATTAGCTCAGGGCAATCACGGTTTACTTCACACAAAGGTTTTTTGCATTGTTTGCTGTCCCAGTTTTCTGGGTCTTGACATGGATAACGATAGTACTGATCACATCCAGCCAGAGTCAGAGCCAGCAGTAGAACTAGATATTTCATAGCACCTTCTTTCTTATAACGGTTTTCATTGATTCAGCTAACTCCTCTACCTGAGCATCAAACTTGGTCATTACGGGTTTGTAGTAGTTGTAGGTTAGATCGTTGAAGGCCGTACTATAATGGCGCCAACCATTGCGTTTCAGATCCACTAATTCACAGAAAAATTTCTGCTGTTTTTCTATGCTGGTGTTGATGTTAGGTACTTCAAATGGTTGGTACCACATAGGTATGCTCCTTATCGGTTAGCCAGGGGATTGTCCAGGGCTTTTTGTATCTTGTCTTCCATGTCTTTGCGGAGCTTTTTAATTTCAGCTTCGTTTTCTCGACGTAGTTCTCGTATGGCAACATCCACACTGCGTGAAATTTCCTTGTTTTGAGCGGCAGTGTCTTTTTCTAGGCTTCGTGTAATTTTATCTACTTCTTGTTTGGTTTCACGCACATCTTTTCTAGCTTCTTGCACGCTCTTGTCGGTATCGCGCTGTGATGTCTTGCTGTCGCGCTCTACATTTTCAACCACACCCTCGAGTCTGCGAATATCACTCTTGAGGTCGTTTTTAATGTCCTGACTGTATTCCACAGTTTTGTTGGTGCTGGCTTCCAGAACTTCCATCTTTTTATAGATTTCCGTGAGGTCCGGTGTAACATATTCTGCAATCTTGGTCTTCATGTCCATGTAGTCTTTGTAGACTTCAAAGGACGCGTAGAGACCGCCGAGTATGCTGGATGCGATGGTAAAGGCTATCATCAATTTTGCCGGAGTAAACTCATAGCCACCGATGCTAATCACGGTGTTGGCGCTAGCATATTTTTCCGCTGCGGCTTCGAGATCATCGACTTTTGCGTTTACATCTACTTTTTTGTCTGACATTTTACTGTGCTCCTAGTTTTAGTTTTAATTATCACAATCTACCCAGCGCAGACTACTATATGATTTATATCCGGGTGATCCTTTTGGGATCAAACAAGTACCCATGTGAGGACTTTGTTTGATTCTATCCTGAACTATAAAATATATACAGCCCGTATAGAATCCAAATACTACAACAACCATAATAATCCAATGCAATTCTTCCCATAACTCTTTTATTCGCTGCTTTCGCATTCTAACTCTATCAGCAGCAAGTATTCTTTCTACTCGTTCTTGCTCTTCAGCAGCTTCTCTTTGTCGTTTATGAACTACCAACAATCGTTCTCGCTCATCATGAAATCTGGTCCACACAGCCCCAAGGCCAGGTGTTTGATATATCAACATCTCTCGTAATTCTTTTTCAGCATTTTCTAGCTGTATCTGCAGCATTACGTTGTTGAGTGCTTGACTGTTTAGAGTTGATGCCTTTCCTGGATCTGGAGGTGCTTCTGACAGTGCTTTTGATTTACGAGCTGCTTCAGATACAACCTCCTTGTGGTCCATGAACTTACCAATGTAACCGGTAATTTCACTAGTAATTTCACTTACATCTGCATTTGCCTTTTTACACTCTTTATAGAACTCTACTCCCTTGCGAATCATGGCAAGGGTTGTTTGAGCAGCTGCAAAGGCAGATAAAGGATCCATTACCGTCTATACTGCTCTTCCATCATCATCTGATGACGAACCTCACTAGCTCCATTTAGAAACCTTTGAGCATTACGGTTATCAACTGTTTTTTGATTTGAATATATTTCTTTCGACTTATAGAATTGAGCATCCAGTATACTATTGTTCTGATAATTCTCAAAGCCAGGTAGTAGACCCATACCACCTACTATAGCTGTCTGGGCTGCAACTACTTCTTGAGGAGTGCTTGCTTTTGCTGCTGCTTTCATTGCCTCTTCAGCTCGACGTTTGGCATCTGCAGTCTTTTTAGGAGTTTGTACTTCTTTTTTCTCCTCTTTAGGCACTTCACGAGTCTCTGGATTAGGTGTGCGTTCAACTCGCTTCTCTTCTTTAGGAGGTGTGCGAGTTTCTGGGTTGGGTTCGCGCACCACAGAATTTACCGATGTGGTTGATGTTGGCGCCACAGTGCTGGACGGAGTTATAGCATTGTTGACATTGTTGTCTTTGATGACCTGCGTGGCTTGCCGAGCCGGATCTGCAGCAGCGGTGGCTGACAATGATTGGTTCACAGCGGTATTGACAGCTGGGTCCAAAGGCACTAGATTAGCAATGGCGTAGGCGGTATTGTAGCCTTCGCAGTTTCGATCATAGAGACTGTTCTTTTTGCATTGATCGTTAAAGTAGGCCTGAGCATACCCTGGACATCCTTGATCATACAAAGGATTTAAACTACATTGTTGATTGTAGTAGGCTTGAGCATAACCCGGACAACTAGAATCATACAAAGCGCTGATTGAACACTGCTGTGATAGGTATGCTTGCTGATAACCAGGACAGCTAGGACTATACAAGGCATTGATTGAACATTGCTGTGCCAGGTAGGCAGCTTCATAACCAGCACAACTAGGCGATGATAGGGGATTGGTGGCACAAGGATCAGACGCAGAATAATTCATTCTTAGACCAACATCTTTAACCTGAGGGCCAAAGTAGCCACCCCAGAAACCACTGTCACTACCAGAAAATTTTACTGTTAGACTACCAAACTGAGACACAGGACCGGGATTGGTGTAGTTGACTGTACCACTAAATGTAGTCCAGTCAAACTTAGTATTATAGGACCAAGAGTCTGTTCTACGTACCGCACCCTGACCATTGGTTGTAGTAACTGTGGCAGTTATAGTATCTGTACCTTTTTGACGATTGTCACCATTCATGTTGCGAATGTCCCAGGTATAGTTGTAGCCCGTAATCTGTATTCCTGCTCCGGCATTCTGCAGAGCCTGATTGACAGCAAAGGTTTGAGCTACATTGCCCTGACCATAGCTGAAATGAATGGTGTTGGTAGCTGGATCATACAGTGGTTGAGGTCCGCCAGAACAGGCTCCTCCACCCGGAGGACATATCATGGACATATCACCAGTTGTGGCACCAGTCCAGGTATGAGCCGTACCCGACGTAATCTGGTTAGGTGTTGATAGATCTTCAGCACCAGCCAATGAAACAACCAGTGCCGCTGCAAGGGCAACTAGAGTTTTCATTAGTCTTTACTCTTTACTTTTTGTGGTTGACGTTTCGGATCAGCATCCCAGATATCCTTGGCTTCCTGACCGATCTTGCCATCCACCGGACACGGAGTACCGGCATTCATCATGGCAGTAAATACGCGTTCGTCCTGACATAAGGTGGCAACCGCAGCAACCTTCATGCCCATGTCGAATAAGTATTTGCTGAGTTTTAGACGTTCGCAGTTCTTATCAACAAAGGTTGAACCGATGGCGATACCTAAAATCTGAGTTTGAGCAGCGCCGCTCACGCCCACAGCGCAGAGATCGCTGTTTAGGCTATTGATTGATGGGGCAATGGCAGTTGGTGGTGGTGATTTAACCGTTGTGGTGGTTTCGCTGGTGCTGCGACTTGTTGAATCGGTTACTATGGGATCGGCAGCGTAGACAGAAGAAGCGGCGAAAGCCGCGCAGACGATGAGCTTTTTTAACATTCTTGTTCCTTTTGATTTTATTATTAGGTAACAAAGAAAGAACTTCAAAATCGATGCTTATATTGACATCGCTATTACAAGTATTTATAATAGATAAGAATAAGACTTTAGGGATTCTATGAACTTTTATACCAGCGTTGTACAGTTAGGCAATTCGATATGTGTGCGAGGCATTAAAAACGGTCGCAGATATCAGGAAAAACCGGCTTTCAAACCAAAATTGTTCGTTCCACAGACCAAACTAGCCAAGAATACCTATCACAATATCTTTGGTGAGGGTCTGGAAATGATTGAATTCGGTGATGTTGCGGATGCTCGTGAGTTTACCAAGACCTATGATGATGTGGGTAACATGAGAATTCACGGCAATACCAACTGGCAGTATCAGTACATCACAGAAAACTATGCTGGTCAGATTGATTTTGATATGTCGCAGATCTATATTGCCAGCATCGATATTGAAACGGAAACTGAGAGCGGTTTCCCTGACATCGATTCAGCCAATGAACGCATTCTATTAATTAGTATTCAAGACTATGCTAGCAAAACTATTAAAACCTATAGTATCCGAGATCATGTTTCTGAAGATGCTATGCTCAAACAATTTCTTGCTGATTGGGTACATCGCTGTCCAGATGTTATCACTGGCTGGAATATTGGCCTGTTTGATGTTCCTTATCTGGTGCATCGCATCCGCCGTGTTTTAGGTGAAGACGCGGTCAAACAGTTGAGCCCCTGGCGCAATGTGCGAGCTCGTGAAATTAGAATGAACGACAAGGTCATGGTTACCTATGAAATTGCCGGTGTGAATCAGCTGGACTATCTGGATCTCTACAAGAAGTTTACCTATAACGCCCAAGAGAGCTACAAGCTGGACTATATCTGTAAGGTTGAATTGGGCGTGGGTAAGCTGGAAAATCCCCACCATACCTTCAAAGAGTTCTATACCAAGGACTGGGATCTGTTTGTTGAATATAACCGAGTTGACGTGGAGCGAGTAAGTCAGCTAGAAGAAAAGATGAAGCTTATCGAGCTGGCTCTAACCATGGCCTATGATGCCAAATGTAACTTTGCCGATGTATTCAGTGCGGTGCGTATCTGGGACTGTATTTTATATAATCATCTCTGGGATCAAAATCTGGTTGTGCATCCCCGAGATCGCAGTCGTCCAGATCGTTCAATTGTGGGTGCCTATGTTCAAGATCCACGACCAGGCAAGTATGATTGGGTGGTGAGTTTTGATGCCACGTCCTTGTATCCATCGATCATCATGCAGTATAACATGAGTCCGGAAACCTTGACTGATATCTTTCTGCAGACTACAGTAGACCGACTGCTGGATCGAGAAGTCAATACATCGGATCTAGTGGATCAGGATCTGGCCATGAGTGCCAATGGCCATACTTTTAGGCGTGATAAGCCTGGTCTGTTTCCGGAGATAGTGGCCAAACTGTTCAAGGATCGACAGGACTATAAAAAGCTGATGATTGAGGCGCAGAGAAAATATGAAGATACAAAAGATCCAAAATATCAAAATGACATCTCCAAGTACAACAACTTCCAGATGGCCCGAAAGATTCAGCTCAACAGCTTGTATGGCGCCTGGGCCAACTATTACTTCCGATACTTCGACGACCGTATCGCCGAAGGCATCACCCTGTCCGGACAATATATCATTCGCACAGTTGGTCGAGCGCTTGATGTCTACCTAAATAAGATCTGTGGCACCAAAGATGTGATGTACAGCTTCTATTCCGATACTGATAGCTGTTATATTACCCTGGATCCCCTGGTTAAGAAGTATTATGCCGACAAGACCAACGAAGAGATTGTTGCCATACTAGATAAGATATGTGAAGAAAAGATTGCACCAGCAATCAATAAGGCCTGTGGACTGATGTCGGAATATACCAATGCCTATGACAATAAAATTGTATTCAAACGAGAGGCCATAGCGACTCGCGGCATCTGGGTGGCCAAGAAACGCTATGCTCTCAATGTATATAACAACGAAGGAGTACAGTATGCGGAACCGAAACTCAAGGTCATGGGCCTTGAAATTGTTCGATCGTCAACGCCGGAAGTTATACGCCAAACACTCAAGAATGCGGTTAAGGTTGCAATCACGCAGGACGAAGCTGCGCTTCAGGATTACATTAAGATCGCGAAAAACGATTACCTTAAGCTTGCGCCGCATGAGATTGCATTTCCACGAGGCGTGAACAACCTGGCTAAATATACTAGTCATACCGACATCTATGCCAAAGGTACTCCTATGCATGTGCGCGGAGCCCTTTTATTTAATCACTATGTCAAACAGCGTGGTCTCGATCAACGCTATCCCATGATACAGGAAGGCGAGAAGATTCGATTCCTGTATCTCCGAGAACCCAACCACATCAAAGAAAACTGCATCGGTTTTGTTGGTGAATTACCCGAAGAATTACAATTGACTTCTTTCGTAGATTATGATACAATGTGGGAGAAGAGTTTCATTGAACCGTTGAATGGCATCATCGAAGGCCTGGGCTGGACCACCAAACCGCAGGCCAGTCTTGCCGACCTTTTTAGTTAGGAGTAAAAATGAAGTTAAATCATAGCAATGTAAGTTTTGTAAAGAGTGCGTTGAGGATTGGTGCTGGTGCAGCATTGATTGTTTCTGATGTAATGGTTGCAGGTGTGCTGTTGGTGCTTGCAGAAATTCTTGGAGTATTGGAGGAGTTAGTATGAGTAAATTGCTAGAGAAGCTGCAGAAGAACAGTACCATCAAAGACACTGATGTGCTGGCAGACAGTAAATTTTTTACAGCTAAGGATCTTATTCAAACACCGGTGCCCATGATCAATGTGGCACTTAGTGGTAAGTTGGATGGTGGATTGGCTCCGGGTCTTACGGTATTTGCCGGACCTAGTAAACATTTTAAAACTGCGTTTGGCCTGATGTTGGCCAAAGCCTACATGGACAAATATGAAGACGCTATTGTACTTTTTTACGATTCTGAGTTTGGTAGTCCTCAGTCTTATTTTGATAGTTTCGGAATTGACACCAGCCGTGTACTTCATACACCAATAACCGACATTGAACAGTTGAAGCATGACAGCATGCAGCAGCTCAATAACATTGAACGCGGTGAGCATGTCATGATCATTGTTGACTCGGTGGGTAACCTGGCGTCGAAGAAAGAAGTCGACGATGCGCTCGAAGGCAAGAGTGTGGCTGACATGACTCGAGCCAAGCAGCTCAAGAGTCTGTTCCGCATGGTTACTCCGCATCTAAACATCAAAGACATTCCCATGATTGTAGTTAATCATACTTATAAGGAACAGGGACTATTTCCCAAGGATGTGGTCAGCGGTGGTACTGGTATTTACTACAGCGCCGACAATATCTTTATCATCGGTCGTCAGCAGGAAAAAGACGGTCAAGAACTGGTGGGATACAATTTTATCATCAACGTGGAAAAGAGTCGCTATGTTCGAGAAAAAAGCAAGATCCCGGTCGAGGTTACTTTCGAAGGAGGTATCAGCAAGTGGTCAGGACTGCTTGACACCGCGCAGGCTGGCGGCTTTGTTGTCAAACCCAGCAACGGTTGGTACAGTCTCCGAGGCGAAGAAAAGAAGTATCGACTCAAAGACACCTACAGCAAAGAGTTTTGGCTACCTGTGCTAGCCGACAAAGAGTTCCGCGAATACATTGAATCACAATACAAGGTAAGCAATTCCAATTTAAATGATGACCTTTCTCAAGAAGATATTTCAGAAGAATACGACGCCGCCGTATCCGAAGACTGAACTCATTGCCAATGACATCGACGATACCTGGAACATCAGGATCGTCGACGGCGATTTTGCCGGCATTACCTATCGCTACAATCGTGTGCAGTTTATCGAAGAACAGGATCAGCTTCGCATCTCCTACGATTATGATCTAATTGATACTGGAAATTTTTCCGAAGAGGAATTGACTTCTCAGCAGTTTAAACATACAATACACAGTATACTAGAACAATTTTTAACCGAAGGACAAGATGGAAAGAATTGAACGTACTATACTTCGAAACCTGGTGCATAATGAGCAGTATATGCGCCGGGTTTTTCCTTTTTTACGACCGGAATATTTCGGTAATCGCGAAGACCAGGTTGTATTCCGCACCATACAGAGCTTTGTAGATGACTACAATAATTGTCCCACTCCGGAAGCTCTAGAGATTGCAGTACAAAAGACCAACATCGGTGAAGAAGATTTTCGGCAGGCTCAGACATTGATCAAAGAACTGACCAACGAAGCCGTAAACAACGAATGGCTGCTCAAAGAAACCGAACGCTGGTGCAAGGATCGAGCAATCTACAATGCCATACTTAAAAGCATTGAAATCATCGACGGCAAGGATAAACAGCATACCGCAGATGCGCTGCCCGGTCTCTTGCAGGATGCTTTGGGTGTGGCTTTTGATAATAGCGTGGGTCATGATTATATCAACGATGCAGCCAGCCGATTTGAATTCTATCACCGAGTAGAAAATCGCATGCCCTTTGATCTGGAGATGTTGAACAAAATTACCAACGGCGGACTACCCAACAAGACCCTGAATGTGGTGTTGGCTGGTACTGGTGTGGGCAAGAGTTTGTTCATGTGTCATGTAGGAGCCGCTGCTCTGTCGGTGGGTAAAAATGTGCTGTACATAACCATGGAGATGGCCGAAGAAAAGATCGCAGAACGCATTGATGCCAACTTAATGAACCTGCCCATGGATCAACTGCATGATCTACCTAAACAGATGTTTGATACCCGCATTGATCGAATCAAGAATAAAACCGAAGGTCGACTGATCATCAAAGAATATCCAACTGCCGGAGCTCACAGCGGACACTTCAAGGCTCTGTTAAATGAACTGAGTCTGAAGCAGACATTTAGACCCGACATCATCATGATTGATTATCTGAACATCTGCGCCAGTGCTCGATTTAAAAATGCCCAGGCTGCCAACAGTTACATGTACATCAAGGCCATTGCCGAAGAACTGCGAGGCCTGGCAGTAGAACATGACGTACCTATTTTAACAGCTACTCAGACTACTCGCGGTGGCTATGGTAATACTGATGTGGAATTGACCGACACATCAGAGAGCTTTGGTTTGCCGGCCACAGCAGATTTGATGTTTGCCCTGATCAGCACCGAAGAGCTAGAACAGTTGAATCAGATCATGGTTAAACAGTTAAAGAATCGATATAATGATCCAACCATGAATCGCAAGTTTGTCATAGGCGTGGATCGGGCTAAAATGAAGTTGTATGATGTAGAAGCCCGAGCGCAGCGTGATCTGGTGGACAGCGGACAGGAACCGGAAACCTGGCAGCCCCGCAATAAACCACAGAGGGATTTCAGCGGCATCAAGGTATAAATACCCAAAAAGGAACAGCATGGAACTTGGTCTTCAAATCAATCAACGATTGGCACAATGGAAAACCAAACTCATGGGACGCCATCGCCACGAAGATTTGATTAAAATGCTGCAGAGCTGCTTGAGTCCTTTTGGTGTAAAAGTCAAGAAACAGTATGACGCTAATTTAGATTGGCAGAGCATTGCCGTCAGCGGTCTGTTTGATAGTCAGATACAGCGCCGCAATATTACGTTGTTTCTGCATTTTAGCTGGGGCAGCGAATGGTTTAGAATTAGCGAAAAAAATTGGAAAGAACTTCGTTTTCAATTGAGCCAGTGTGTACAGCATGAACTAATTCACCGACGTCAGGCCAGCTATCGTCAACATCTAGACGATGAGTATGCACTATACTATGACGTCAAGACATCAAATTCCCTGGATAAGCAGAACATGGATTACCTGGCGGAGTTTGATGAGATTGAAGCCTATGCTCATGACATTGCCATGGAAATACGAGAGTTCTATCCAAGGACCAATCCCTACAAAGTACTGCGCACCATCAATCGACGAAAGCGAATCTGGAGCTGGACCTATTATCAACAGTCATTTAAGAACAGCGAAGATTGGAGCGAAGTTCGCCAACGTCTTCTTAAAAAAACATATCAGTGGTTGCCACACATTGCATAGGAACGCAGCATGACATTTTTAGACATTCTCAGCCTCCTGGGATATCCCTTTGTAGCCTGGCTGGCCTACAAGGGCGGTAAACTCGACGGCATCGAAATCACCATCGCCGTGTTACATCAGCGCGGACTCATAGAACTCGAAGAAGAACCCCAAGATAATCAATGACTTAGCGGTGCTTGACATTTCGAATCGTTCGTCTATAATGGCTGTATACTTAAGGAGAACGATATGTCAGCAAAAACCATTAATGTTTCATTAACACCAAACCAAATCGACTATCTTCGGGGTATTATATATGAATACTATAATACTCATCAAGCCGATTATCTGGGTCCCGACGAACCTCTGCTGCATAGTCAATTAGAAGAAATTCTAGCCGACGCAGAAAATGAGGTTTTTCTGCAAATGCTGCCCAAATAATAATAAAATAATAACCGGCCTTTTTGGTCGGTTATTGCTTGACATTTTGGTTCGTGATGCTATAATGGTTGTATTCGTTAAGGAGATTGAAATGAAATTATTGATCCAGACCCAGATTTTTGAGAACTATGCCTGGCGTGAAGACGGTACTCTGGGTACCGGTGCAGATGCCTATTGGAAGGCCAAGGGCGGCAGCGATTATGTGGTACGCAATTTCCGTGGCGATCCTACCGCAGTAGTCATGGCGGTGCGCGATCAGGTGGAATGCGACAATGATGCGTATCGCGAGTCAATCATCGACTTCAAAGTTGTGGCTGATAATTACCTCACCGACTTCGAGCGCGACCAGCTGGAGTATGACGGCACTATTGCCTTCCCTGCAAAAGAATTGGATTTCGCCTAAGGAGATATTATGGAAACCACTCTGTTGGATGTGCTATGGAACGACCTGGCCAATCTCGATGAGCAGGCCGGTTGCTTTGACGAAGAAACCAATGCTCGAATTGATCGGCAGCGTCAGAGTATTTTAAATCAAATCAAAGATCTGGAGTATAAAAATGGCGTACATTCACATCGATTTAGATGAGTTTAGTGATGAAGATTTGTTGGATGAAATGAAAGAGCGAGGCCTGGCTCCTGAAGGTCAGTATGTTGGATCTGCAGAGGTTCATACCATTGTAGAAAAAATCTGGATGGCCCGAAAGCTCGGGGTCAGCGCAGATGAATATGTCAACGAGCTAGTATATGCAGTACTTGGTAGAATTTTATAAAGGAAGAATCATGGAAGATCGTTCATTGTTGATGTTTATTGTTGGATTTATAGTATTCTTTTTCGGTCTGTTTATCAGCATGGGATACTCAGAATCAGTAACCAATGATTGCAAGGTCAAAGGACTGCAGGCTGGTCGTCCGGCAATTGAAATTCAGGCGGTCTGCGGCCGACGCTAAGATGTCAAGAGTTAATAAAAAATTAACCGATAAAATCAAAAGACGCGATCCGATCGCTCGGGACCTGCTAACCCCGAAATATCGGCTTCGCGTCGAGCGAAATCGTAAAATCGAGGCGAGAAACAATCCGCCCCGAGCGATCAGCCAGTGATATCAATGGTTATACAGCGGCAGAAAAGGCTTGACATTTCGGATCGTTCCTATACAATGGTATGTAAGTTAAATGAGAAAGGAAATGAAATGACTGAATTCGAAAAGAACTGCTATGGTATGACCGAAGCCGATATCCGTGAGCAATATATGCAGTCAATCTCAGCTAGATTGAGTGGTTTAGAAATGGTTGTGATGGGTATATTAAGTGATGCCCAGGAATTGTTGGCCATGGACAGAAAAGAAGCAGCTCGCAAGCAGATGAACATTGCCAAGTTTATTTTATGTGAAATGATGGAACAGCGTGAAGAAGAAGAAATGGTTTTGGTGAGTTCCGATGGTCGTGTAATTGGAGAGGCTGTATAATGTTAATTCAACATATTGCTGATGGGTATAATGGACGTAACGAACGTGTGGTACTTTGGAGAAGAGGCGAGTACACATACGAATTAGAAATTGGCAGAAAGTATTTGAAGTTTTATGAAACCGAATACTACGAAGCATTGGCGCAATTCAATCATGCTTGTGAAAATTATCAGGAGATTGCATGATGCAGGTATTTTTAAATATCGTGGTCATGGCTATATTCATTACCTTTGTGGCCACATTCGTTGGCATTGGTTTAAAATTAGCGGAGTTCATACTAGGATGAGCAATTTAATCATAGGATTCTTTTTAGGGGTGGCATCATGCACCATCGGTTTTACGGGCATGGCCAAGGTGGCCGATGCTGGAGTACAGAAAGTACAGAAGACCATTATTCAAATTGACAAGGAGTAGATCATGGGTAGATTAAAAGACAAGGTTATTGAAATTCTGGAGATTGCAGATTCGTTGAGCGTTGATTTTGATATCTGTGACTACGCAGACTTTACTCGCGAAGACATAGAATACATTGCCATGGAAGCACAGGTTGACGAACAGTTTGTCTGTGAAGCGTTGAACATCGATATCACCACTCTGGAGGCTATCAATGATTGAATTTGACGAAAATGGTTTTGTGAAGACTGTACCAGGTCACATTCCCAATCCCGATGGCAAAGGCCTGACCATCAATCCCGCAGTATATGAGGTACAGAAAGCAGCATATTTTCATCTTCGTCTTGCGTACAAAACCGATAGCAAAGGTACGCGGGCCGTGGGTCGATATAATCTTGATGGAACGGTCGAACCTTTTGTCCGGACCTTGAAATAGTTATTGACAGACATGGCCGAAGGTGCTATCATAGTAGTTGTAGTTGGCAGTTCACACATCACATCACATTTTTATTTTGGAGATTTAGTATGACTAAGTATGTCACCGGTGGCGTTAGCCGCAACATCAAAGGTACCTGGAAGGTGCGCAACAGCACGCTGAGCATCGAAGACAGCGTTGCACGTCAGACTCGTGCTGGCGATACCAATATCACATACGTGACCCTGCCTAAGGCCATGGATCGCGATGAATTGGCCCGTTATTTGTCCACTCTGCCAGAGTTCATGGACAATAAAGATTATCGTTCGGTGATTGAAGCCACAATCGCCAAGCGCATGCCTAAGGCCGCTAAAGTCAAGGCTCAGCCTAAGACTGTGGTTGGCAAGGCTCAAGGTAAGCAGGCTCTGGCTGCCTAACGCCAGGCCGGAGTCGATGTGCCTACCACTGACTCTGGTTTTTTTTTATCTGTAGGAGTGGAGAAGTTGTAATGACTCAAAATGATCGTATCTTGAAGGTGCTGCAGTCCGGCAAGCGTTTTACATCTGGTCAACTGGCAGGCCTCGTGTCTACCAGCCCCGATGCAGTGCGCTCGCAGATCAGCAAACTGCGTGGTGATGGCTATGCTGTGTATAGCGACACCCGTAAGAGTGACGGTAAGACCTTCTACCGTCTGGGCACTCCGAGCCGCGCCATGGTGGCTCAAGCCTATGCAGTGTTTGGTACCGAAGCCTTCGGTAACTAATGCTGAAACCGGTTGTCAGGCATTTAACAATTAAATCGACGGCAACGCCGGATACGTAACCGGCACTAATTTTTTAAGGACAGGATATGCGCAGTTACTGGAGCAATTCAAAATTTGCCGAGTGGATACGAGGCACACCTAAGCCCGATGCCCTTACCAGCGAAGGTTGGGCCGCTTGGAATAATCTTGCTCGTCGCGCATATCCTGTGCGTTATTGGATAGCCGAAGAAGGACTTGATAAACTACAGGATTTCTTGACCTGGCCTACGAGGAAAATATATGATGCAAAATATTATGTCAATAATCGATGGGTTACTCGAACCCACCAACTCACTGCTCACCCTCGTGATATTGCCCCTGGTGATTGGTGCGATGTTGGCCATCGTTTCCTGCCATGTCTTTTTAATGAACTTAGAGATTTTGTTGAAGTAGAACTGGCCTGGTGGAATGTAGTCTGGGACGAAGAAGCACAGAAAAAATTCAATGCGCCATTTTACTCGCATGGCTGGTGGCGCTGGAGAGTGTGGCGATGCCCAGAGTCCGGCCTAGACAATCTGCGCTGGCAAATAGCACTGACCAATGTTGACTATGTGGCCGAAGATCATCCAGACTATGGCAAGCCAACTCCGCAGGCCGAGCGAGCCCAGGAAATTCTAGATTTATATAATTGGTGGACTGTGACATATCGAAATCGTCCGGATCCATACGAAGCCAGCGGTTGGAGCGCATACTGTGAAGCCAACCGAGCTGCCAACGGCGGCAGATTGAGCTTTAGTGCGGAAAAGACTCCGGAGCTCCGGGCCATGAATGAACGCTCTCACGAGCTTTTGAATAAAATTGAAGCGGAGTATGAGGCCGAAGACGAGGCCATGATGATTCGTCTAATTAAAATTCGTGGTTCACTTTGGACATAAAAATGAAAATTGCAGTGTGTTCAGATCTACATCTTGAGTT